CGGTGTTGTAGGCGATGCCCGAGGCGTCCCACTTCTTGCCCATGAACCCCAGCTCGTAGGGCGGGTCGGTGACGATGGCGTCGGCGCTGGCGTCCGGCAGCCTCTTCAGGCGCTCGAGGCATTCGCCCACCAGGACACGGCCAGACGAGAACGAGAGCTCGGATGGGGGCTCGCCGTGGTCCGTAATCACCCGCGGCACCGTTGGCGCTCGTCAGTGCCCGACGCTGTAGCCGTGCCCCTGGTTCCGCCACCTCACGGGCAGGCCCATCGCCTGAGCGAGCAGGACGACCTGGCGCGTGAGCTCGATGGAAGACGCCGACCCGGGCGGGCCCTGCCGCCGGACCTCGGCCTCTACGGCGAGGATCTCGGACTCCTCGACGCCGGTGGCGAACGCAGCTGCGGAGATGGCGAGCGGTGGCTCCAAGCCGTCCCTCACCATCCCCCGCGCCAGGTCGTGCGCCCACCAGGCCATACGCCCGGTCATCGCAGGCGCTCCGCCGCCTCCCGGAGGCGGGCCAGCGCCCCGGCCTCGGCCTCGGCCACACGCTCGCACGCCCGGCGGAGTGCGCTGGGCTCGTGGGGACCGCCCAGTGGCAGCAGCTCGGCCAGCTCCTCAACGCCGATGACCTCGGCGACCTCGGCGACGGTCAGCGGGGGGTCGGCGAGGATGCGGAGCTCGACGACCCGCCGCTGGACGGGCGTCAGGCCCGCGGCGTCGAGGAGCTCGACGGCCCGCGTCGGCAGCGCCTCGCGCTCGACGTCGACCGCGGGGTCCGCGGGGTCGATGCGGCGTCCGCCGTCCTCGCCCGGCGCGTCCAGCTGCGCCGGCTCGCGGTGCGCGACGAGGCGGGATGCCTGCGCGAGCCCGACGCGCTTGCCGCGGGTGGCGAGGTAGCTCTGTGCCTCCTCCGGTGTGAGCGCGCGACCGCGGCGGTCGCCCTCGCCGCGCACGAGCGAGCGGAGGCGGGCCGTCTGGCGGCCCACTCGGATGGCGCACCGTTCGCCCTGGACCATCCACGGGAGCTCCTGACAGCCGCGGCGGACCCACGTCAGGAATGAAGCGCCGCCCGCGGGATCCCAGGACACCACACGCTCGAGCGCGACGGCGGCCACCTCCTGCGCCAGGTCCTCCCGATCCTCGGTGGTGAAGCCACGGAAGGAGATATCCCGCGCCACGGCCCGCAATCCTGCGGCGTGGTGGGCGACGATGGCGGCGGCGGCCTTGGGGCGGTCGGGGTCGGGAGCTGCCCAGTAGGCAGCCCAGAGGGCGGCATCGTCTCCGCTCTCCCGGTAGCCGGCGGTTCGGCGGGGTCGATAATCACTCACTGCTCCTCTCCTGTGCTTGTGCGAATTTCGAACGAAGGGTCCGGACTGCGTTTTCCGCGGCGGCGTCGGGTGCCTCGGGGACCTCGAACGGGCGTGGTGTGACCTCGCCCGGCCCGGCGGCGACAAAGCGCATCTGCGAACCGTGGAACTCGACGGGGATGTCCACGTCGTTGCGGCCTGTCCGGTTCTTGCTCACCGTGAGGGTGTGGGTGGCCTCGGTCGCGTCCCGGTTCTTGGCGAGGAGCCAGACCGACGAGGCCCAGTAGCCGATGTGGTCGGACCCGCCGAGATTGGCGGTTTCGGGACGCCCGCCGGGGGCGCCGGGGGCGGCGCCCCGGTTCAGGTGGTGGACGAGGAACACCGGCGCATCCACCTCGCCGGGCTTGGCGAGGTGCGTCAGTTCCGACACGATGCCGCCGAGCCTCCGCGACACCTGGGCGCTGTCGCCGTCGACGCGGGAGCCGTGCGAGAGGCCCCACAAGTTGTCGATGAACACCGCGCGCGGGTGCCTACCCTCGGCGCGGTGGGCCGCGGCCCAGGCGTTGATCCGCTTCCGGAGGACGGTCCACGGCTCGCCCGTCGGCTCGACGATCGTGAGGTCCGCGTGCTCGGCGAGCCACACCATCGCCTCCCGCGCCTGGCGGCGCTGCTCGACGGTCGGCGACCGCTGGAGTTTCCAGAGGTCGATGTGCGCGGCCTGCGCGACGAGACGCTCGGCGACGCTCTCGAGCGTCATTTCCGTCAGCACATAGAGCACGGGCCCGCGGCCAGCCATCCAGCGCGCGACCTGGAGGGCGAGCGCGGACTTCCCCGCGCCCTCCCGCCCGCCGATAACGACCACATCGCCCGGCGTGACGCGCACCACCTCGTCGAGCGGTCCGAGACCCGTGGTCTCGATACCGGCGCCCGGGTAGCGGGCGGCGATCTCGAGGCGCTCGGCCATCGGCTCCACGAGCCCGGCGAGCGTCGAGGCCCGGCAGCCCTGGAACCCGGGCACCTCGCCCGGCTGGGCGACGTGCGGCTGGCGCGGGCCAGCTGGCGCGGGGTCGGACGCCTGGTCGGGGTCCCACTCGCCGATGTACTCTTCCTCGACGGGCGGCTCGAGGTGGTAGAGGGCGTCGTTGGCGTTCATCGGCCCTCCCCCTCACGCTTCAGGATCGCGGTCGCGTAGGCGATGGGATCACCGTTTGCGGCTGCGGCGGCGTGGGCCAGCGCACGGAGCACAGGCGCCGTGCCGTGGCGCTTGCCGAGGCTCGTCACCCGCCCGATGGACCGGCCCTCCACCTCGATGCCCCAGGCCCGGCAGGCGTGGAGCAGGAGCTCCTGACGCGCCCGGTCCTCGCTGAGCCCGGCGTCGGCCAGTCCGGCGGCGATCTCGGGCAGGACTGCGGCGATCTCGGCGTACGCCTCGGGCGTGGCGGTCTCGACAGTCGCGGCGTCAAGTGCGGCTCGGAGCTCGGCCAGGCCGTCCGGCGCGGCGGGCTCGGGATCCGCGGGCACGGGTGCCGCAGGCGCGTCGTCGCCCTGGCACCACTCGCACGACGGCGAGGTGATGCCCCGCGCGGCGTGGTGGCGCTGGTGCGCCCCTTTGCTCCCCCGCCGGCGAGCCGAGACCGCGCGGTCGTGGCGCTCGGCGAACCCAACGACGACGGTGCGCCCGGCCCTGGGGCCCTCGGCCCACAGCCCCGCGGCGATGAGCTCGGCGGTGGCCGGTCCCACGGCGGCGGGTCCGCCGTCGAGGGCGGCCCACCGGTCGACGGCCCGGTCGCTGTCGGTCCAGAGGACGCCCTCGTGGGCGCTGTGGGCGGCGGCCTTCAGCAGGCCGCGGGTGTAGAGGCGCCAGGCCGCATCGGAGAGCCCCGCCGCGCGGTCATCGAGCAGCAGGGCGACCGGGAGCTGGACGAACGTGAGGGGGTCGGCGGCGCTCATCGAGGCACCTCCACGACCTCGATGGTGCGGCCCGACGGCGCGGAGCCGATGCCCCACCTGTTCGGCGGGCCGTAGGTCAGGCGGATGAGGCCCGCCTCGACGAGCTGCGCCAGCATCCGCGACGCGTGCCGCGGGCTCGTACCGAGCGCATCGGCGATGTCTTGGTTCGTCATCGTGGCCACCGCATCCGGTGGCATGTGGCTGAGCAGCGCATACAAGCTCTCCGCGCGCCGCCGTGGGGTCTGGGTCTGAGTGCTCACCGTGGGCCTCCTCGCTCACTTGCCGGCGGGGAGGTTCTCCGCCGGCAAGTGAGAAGGTGCGCCGGTGTTTGCGAGGCGCAACCCCTAACGCACCTACTCACAGCCGGCTATCAGGTGGTGCCAGCCGCCAACGGTCGGGCCTATGACACCGCACGCTTGGGAACCGCGACCGCTTCGCCCTGACGAGCTACCGGGCGTGGGCGACCTCGCGTTTGAGCGCGGCACGGGGTGGCAGTCGGGCCTGATCCGCCTCGGCACCGGCGACGCGGTGAACCACGCCGCGGTCATCCTGCTCGCGCTCCCCGACGGGCACTGGCTCGTCGCCGAGGCGAACGCCGACGGGTTCGTCGTGTGCCGCAAGCCCGCGCCGGTCGCGTATGTGGTGCGTCCCGGCGGTCCCGAGGTGCGCGCCGCCATCGCTGCCGAGGCGCTCGCGCTCACACGCGCCGGCCTCGGCTACGACTGGTCCGCGATCGCCCGGTTCGCGACGGCCATCCTCGGGCGGGTCCAGCCGCGGACCCGGGTGGGCCGCGTGCTCGCCGCGCCGCTCACCTGGACCGCCGACGCCGTGGCGTGGGTGACGCACCGGCTGGTGCGCGACGGCGACGGTCGCGTCATCTGCTCCGGCGCCGTGCGGCGGGTCGTCCGCGCGGCGGTCGGCGTCGAACTTGGGCGGGAGGGCCAGGCCGACGACGAGACGTCACCGGCGGAGCTGCTGCGAGCCTGCTACGGGATGCGCGACTGGGGCGAGTGACCCTGCGCAGTCCGCTCCCTCACCTTGCGGGCCAAGCGGCCGTCCTCGTGCCGCCACTGGGCCAGCCGGATGTACTCGGGGTTCAGTTCCACACCGATGCCCTGGCACCCGAGCGCCGAGGCGACGATGGCGGTGGTTCCGGTGCCTGAGAAGGGATCGAGCACAACGGCACGGCGCGTCGCCGGCTGCACGAACGGCGGCGCCGGGGTGAGCCAGCCGCGCTCCTGCCACTGGGTGCGCAGCGCCTCGGGGATCGGACGCGCCCCAGAGCGGTCGGTGCGGATGTAGTGACCGAACGCAGGCCCGGCCTCGGCCTCCATCGCGGCGCGGTGCTGGCTGGTGCGCAGCTGCTCGGCCTCGTGGCGCTGCTCCCAGCGGGTGACCACCCGAACGCCTTCGCCTTCGCCGCGCGGCCTGTTGAAGCCGGCACGCCCGGTTCGCTTTGAGGGATCCTCGGCGGTGCGGCTTCCAGTAGGTGAGGCAATGGGCTCGTTGCAGGCGCACCAGCTACCAGCCACAGGCCGCAGCCCTTCGCCGCACACGGTGCAGATGCCGTGCGTTGGCGCCCAGCCCAGCACGATGCGCCGCGGCCATTCAGACGGGAACGCGGCGAAGTGGGCGGTGTGCCCGGCCTCACGGATGGCCTTCGCCGGCAGCGGCTCGGTCGCCACAGTCCACACTGAGCCGGGCAGCTTGCCGAGGGGGTTGGGCGAGGCGTTGCCAAGGTTGGTGTCCTTGCCGCCCGGCGCGACATCTCTGGCCGCGGCGGTCTTGCCACCGCCGCCGGGGTCTCGGCCTTGGTGCGGCTCCCGGATCGGGTCCATCGCAGCGAAGTAGCGGGGCGACACGGTGAAGTGGAACCACTGCTCGTGCTTGCGGGCGCACCGGTCCTTCACGCTCTCGGGCAGGCCGTTGGGCTTGGCCCAGATGACTTCCTCACGCAGCACCAGGCCCAGCTCATCGACGCACCGGATGGCGTAGCGCCACGGCAGGCCCATCAACGACTTCTCTGGGATGTGCGTCACGCCGGGAGCCGGGACGTTTTGGTGCGGCATTCGCACGGCACCCGCCGCGGCACGCTGGGCCCAGGTTTCCTCGAACTCCTCGAACTTGCCCTCGTGCATACCGGGCTGGTGCGACGACCGGCGGGTCTGGGTGCGCTGGGAGTACTTGTCGCCGAGGTTCACCCAGATAGACCCGGACGGGCGGAGCACCCGGACCATTTCACGGGTGGCGGCGACCAGCGCGTCGAGGAACTCGGCGGGTGTGGCCTCGGAACCGACCTCGTGCTCGCCGGCGTTGTAGTCACGCAGGCCGAAGTACGGCGGGCTGGTCACCACCAGGTCGACCGAGGCGTCGGGCAGGGGCAGGGCAAGGGCGTTGCCCAAAATGAACCGTGGGGTGATGGGCGCGGCCATACCGCGCACCGTTGGCGGGTGCCGGCCCTGGGATGATGCCCCAGCGGGGCGGGGCGGTTCGTGTCAAGGCTTGTCACAACGGGCGTGCAGGTCCGTGTCAAGGCTTGCCAACGACCACGGAACTCCCCGCACCACACGTTCGCACTATTCACGGACGCAACCACCGCCCGGCCCCAACGACCCACCGCACTCCCCCGCGTGCGTCTGCGGACCTATCGTGCAGTGCCCTGGTAGGCCGTGAGCGCCACGGCTCCTCGGAAGGCTCAACAAACGCACGCCATCGTGCTCGTGTAGCTGTCTACTTCCTCTCCTTCCTCTCCTCTCCTTGCATGTAGCAAACGCACATAGCAACGCATTGCTTAGCTATGTGCGTAGCTAAGTGGCTACCCACACGAGCCCGAACACCGCCCCACGGCACCCGCCAACGGTCCGGGCTATGGCACGGACATGGGTCCTACGGCACGAAGAACGACCGTGGACCTACAACGCCCTGCGGAGCGCACGGCACTGGACCGCGAACGCCGCGCGGACGCGCCGGTGGCGGACCGCCTTCGCCGAGCTCGCCAAGGCCGCGGACCTGCCCGCCGACGCCGGTCCCGTCGAGGTGGTGGCAAGACCGCACCTCCCCGACCGCCGCGGCCAGCAGGACACCGCCGCCTGCGTCCCGGCGGTGAAGGCGGCTGTCGACGGCGTCTGCGATGGGGCCGGGTGGCTGACGCCGCACGGCACCCCCGACGACGGGCCCGGGCGGTTCCCCCGGATCGTGTTCCTCGCGCCGGTCTACGGCGACGGCGCCGCGCTCGTCATCGAGCTTCGGGAGGTGGGCCCGTGACGCCTTGGATGATCGAGGGCGCCGGCGGCGCCGGCTTCGCAGCCTGCTGCGTCGAGCACGCACACCTCATCGCAATTGAGCTTGAAACCCTCGCCATACCCCGGCCAGCGGCGATCCAGGCACGGCGGCAGTGGTGTGCCAGGTGTGCGTGGTGTGGGCGCATCGTGGCACCAGCGGGCCCAGACCCTTGCCTCCTCCACGGCGCGCGCTGCCCGACCACCGCGCGCCTTGAGACCATCGTCGCGGCGTCGCTCGCCATCGAGCTGGGCCGGCCCTGGACGCAGGCCGAGGAGGGCGCGCTGCTCCTGCTGCTCGATGTTCTCGACGACCCGGCAGGGGTGAGCCCGGAGCACCTGCTCGGTTTCGTGCTGCGGGCGGCTGGCACCACCTGATACCTGGCTGTGAGTGGGCGCGTTAGGGGTTGCGCCTCGCAAACACCGGCGCACCATCGAATAGGAGCCGGACCGCCCGGCTGTACCAACACGGAGGTACACAATGAGCACACACCTAGCCATACAACCCGGCGATCTCGACGCCGCACTCCGCTTCGCTGAGGCGCTCGTGCGGTCCAGCGTGTGCCCGCAGCACCTGCGCGGGAAGCCCATCGACGCGGCAATGATCATCCTCTGGGGAGCAGAGGCCGGCATCGGCCCGCTCCAGTCCGTGTACGGCATCAATGTGATCCAGGGCAACCCGGACGCATCGCCTGAGCTGATGCGTGCTCTCATCGCACGCGCCGGCCACAAGCTCGAGGTGCCTCGGCTGGACGATCGCGGCTGTGAGATGCGCTTGACCCGCGCCGACACCAACGCCGTCATGGAGGTGTCCTTCCTCGAGGAGGATGCCAAGCGTGCCGGGCTGCTCGGCAAGGGGCAATGGAAGTCCTACCCGAAGGCCATGTACCTGGCTCGCTGCACTTCGATGCTGGGCCGTGCCGGTGCCGCCGATGCAATCGCCGGGCTGAGCTACACCCACGAGGAAGTGACCAGCTTCGCTGGCGATGGCACCGAGCCGGAGCCGTTGGGCCCGTCGGAGCTGCCCGATCCGCTCGCTGCCGAGGCCATCGCTGCCGAGGCCAAGGAGCTGGTGCCCGTGCCCGATGCCAAGCGCCAGGTGCTCGACGCTTGCGGCGGTGACAAGGCGCGTGCGCTGGAGCTCTGGAACAGCATCTTTCCCGACGCCTCGGCGTACGTACCCACCGACGAGCTGGATGAGCTGCTGGCCGGCATCGAGGCCGAGGACACCGAGCTCGTGGACCTGGATGAGGAGGTGGAATCGTGAGCGTTCACGCCGTACCCCTCCCGGAGGTCGAGACCGCCCTCGCCCACAACGTCGCGCTCGTGCAGCACGCCGCAGAGGAGGCCGACCGCCTCGGCGACGAGGCGGCCGAGCTTGAGGGCGAGCGGGACGCCCTCGCCGCCCGGTGTGCCCGCCTTGAGCGCCAGCTTGCGACCGAGCGCGAGCTCGTGACTGCTCTCGTGGGTGCGGTCACACGGCAGGAGCGCCGCGTGGAGGACCTCCTACCGTGGGCCGCCGCCGGCGCGCGGGCGGCGGTCGCCGCGGGCACCAGCGCCACACCCTGGGGCGCCCACCACACAGGCGCCGAGCTGCTCGAGCGCATCGATCGGAGCCACTACCGCCGGGGAGGTGTGCAGCTGTGAGCACCCCGCCACCATTCACCGCCCGCGTTCGCCGGCTGGGTTTCGCTCAGTGGGGATGGATCGTGCGCATGGTCCCGCCCCGCGGGAACTTCATCGCCCAGGGATTCACCCTCACACGCCGGCAAGCCATCCGCGCCGCGCACGCCACCGCCGCATCCCACGGGGCCGTCCTCGTGGCGATTGAGGACCGGGAGCTATGGCCATGAAGCCGGAGGAGATCCGCGGAGTAGTGCGGATGCTGCTGTGGATCGTGGTTGCCGCGGAGGATGAAGCCCCGCTCATGGACCGCGCCCCGGTGCCGGCAACCCTGGGCGGCGCCGATCCCCCGGAATAGCTGGGGATGGACGCCATCGCCGAACCGTGAACCGGCCCCGCCGCCGCGGGGCAACAAGGGGGCTGGAAAACCTCCGCCAGATACTTGCCTGCGGCGAACGGCGGCGCACAGTCCTAAGTGTGACCGGAGGAACGGCCCCCGGCACAAGGAGACCCCCGATGGACACCACCACTGACACCACCACCGCCACCGAGCTTCACCGGCTGGCCAGGATCTACGCCGAGGCCGTGCGAGAACTCGATCGCCTCGAGGACGCCTGGGCCGCCACTGCACGCACGCCCAATGATGACGTCTTGCCCAGCCTCGAGCGGCTCGCAGACGCCGTGTACGGTGCCCACACCGCGGCCACGGCGCGCGCCGCGTCGTTGAGAATCGCGTTGTATGCGATCGGCATCCCGTACCGAGGCCCGGTTGGTGACACCTGGAATATCCTCGCTGGCCAGCCCGGCGGCGAGCTAGTGCTGGTCGACGCCGATGCCGGGTGGGTCGCCCCGCTTGAGGACTTCCAGCGCGTAGTCGCCGCCTCACGCTGACGCCTCCGAAAGCACTTCCGACCTGCCCCCGCCCGTGTGGCGGGGGCTTCGTCGTGTCCGGACGCCAACGGTCCGGGACGTGGACCGCCTGCCTGCCCCTGTCACGTCTGAGCATCGGCGCCTGAGCGCGCGCCGGCTGGCGCCCGAGCAGGTGGACGAGCTCATCGAGCTCCGCCTCAGTGGGCATAGCGTCAACGGGGTTGCCGCCGCCATCGGCTGCGACCGCAAGACGGTGCTGCGCCACTGGCACAAGCACCTGGACGCCATCGCCCGCGAGCGCGTGGGACGCACCGAGCGCCACCGCGCCGAGGCCGTCGTCCGGCTTACCCGCATCGCAGAGGACGCTCGGCGCAACGCCACCCACGCCCTGGACCGAGAGGACGACGCCGCAGCGGCGCGCTACTTGGCGCTCGAGCGCCAGGCTCTGATGGACATCGCCAAGCTCGAAGGCGTTGAAGTTCAACGTGTCGAGCACTCGGGTGTCGTTGCCGTCGCGCAGGTGACCATCGCCGAGGTAGTAGAGGCCGAGGTCATCGACGCCGTGGTCGTGGAGCACGAGCTGAGGCCAGCCGATGGCAAGCCTTGACAACTCCGTCCGCGTTCCCATCCTCTCCCACCAGGTCGTCCCCGCAGGCGCCTGGACGCTGTGGCTTCTCACCGGCGGCCGCGGTCTCGGCAAGACCTGGCGCTTGACGAGCTGGCTCACGCCGCGCGCCCTCGCCTATCCCGGCACCAGCTGGCGCGCCGTGGGCCGCACCTGGTCCGAGGCGCGGGACATCCTGGCCGAGGGGCCGTCGGGTATCCGGGCCTACCTCGAGACGCACGGTCTGACGAACCAGCTACGCGGCGGCGAGTGGGCGACCGCCTACACCCGCACCCCCGGCGACGCGGCCATTCATTTCGCCAACGGCAGCGTCATCCGACTCGGGAGCGCCGAGCGCCCGGACAGCCTGCGGGGCGGCAACTACCACGGTGCCATCGCCGACGAGCTCGCGTTCTGGGACCGGGAGGCGTACAGCAACTTGCGCTTCGCGACCCGGCTCTCGCTCCCCGACGGGGCGCCCGCGCGGATCGTGGCCGCCACGACGCCGAACGGGCAGAACTGGCTCTGGGACGACTTCATCGACGCCGCGCCCGTGCCCGGGGTCGTGTTCATCGGCGGCAGCCCCCTACCGCCCGAGCGCCCGCCGAGCACCTTCGACAACCCCCACCTGGACGCCGTCGTGGTCGAGGCGCTGCGCGCGGTGTACGACGGGACGGACCTCGGCGAGCAGGAACTCCGCGGCTCGTTCATCAGCTTCCGCGGCGCGGTGTTCCGTGAGCTCACCCCGGCGCGTCACCTGCGCGCCGCCGTCGACGGCCTCGCGTGGCCGGACGGGCCGGAAGGCGCGGATGAGGTCATCGCTGGCCAGGACCTCGGGGCGGAGAACCCCAGCGCGCTCGTCATCCTCGCCCGCGTCGGCGAGCGGTGGTGCGCCGTCGCCGAGGCCCACGCGCCGGCGGCGACGGAGGCGGAGTGGTGGGACCACATCCGGCCCCTGCTCGAGCGGTGGAGGCCGGCCCGCATCTACTCCGACCGGAACTTCCCGCAGACGACTAACACGCAGCGACGCGAGCGCGGCCTGCCCATCGTCCTCGCCGACAAGGGGGCCGACAGCGTGGCGGACGGGATCCGCGAGCTCCAGGCCCACCTCCACCGCGGGACGCTCCTGGTGGACGACGCCGCGTGCCCGATGCTCTGGCGGGAGATGCGCGGCTACCGCTGGCAGACCGCACGCGATGGATCCCCGCTCGTCCCCGAGCGCCCGGTCAAGAAGGACGACCACGCGCTCGACGCGCTGCGGTACGCGCTCTACATGTCCGGGCCCCGCCGGCCCCGCCGCCTCCTCGTCGCTGGCGGGTGAGGCCCCAGGGCGCCAACGGTCGGGCCCGATGCCTCTCTTTCGCCGCACCCCCGCGCCTCCCGTGGAGGAGCGCGCTAACGTCGCCGTCGTCGCCTCACCCTCCGGCGTGTTCGGCGGCACCGCCGAGTACCGCCAGCCCGTCGACCGCGCCGGCACCATCGCCGCAGGCCACGACCGGGAGCCGCTCGTCGCCTCCGTCGCCCGGGTCGCCGCCGCACACCTCGCGGACCCGACGATCCGGCTGACGGGCGCGCGCACCGGCACCGGCACCCCCGTCGAGGATCACCCCATCCTCCGCGCGTTCAACACCGTCGCGTCGGCGTCCGTGAGCGCCACCGAGCTGCGGATGTGGGTGAGCTACGGCCTGGACTACGCCGGAGAGTGCTACCTCTACATCACCGCGAACGCGGTCACCCCCATCGTCGGCGGGCGGATGGTCGTGCTGACCGCTGGCGATGTCGTAGACGAGCTCGGCGCCCCGGCGACGGTCGCGGGCTACCGGCTCGAGGACGACGGGGGCCGCCTCATCGCCCGCTTCGACGAGAACGGCCTGGAGCGCGGCGGACCCGGGCGGGTCGTGCGCATCTTTGAGCCCCACCCGCTCAACCCGTGGCGGGCCGATAGCCTCGTCCAGCGCGCGGGGTTGCCCATCGACGTCCTCCACCGCGCCCGCGTCTACACCCGCACCGTGCTCGAGAACGCCGGCGCCGTCGGCGGCGTGCTGGCCATCGACGACGAGGGGGTCGACCAAGAGAGCCTCGACGCCGTGGAGCGCCGGCTCAACGCGGCGCTGCGCGCTCGCCGCGGTGAGTGGCTCGTGGTCAACGCGGCCACGACCGCGACACAACTGTCCCCGCAGGTGGTGGGCGGCCAGTGGGACGCGGTGGCGGACCGCGCGACCGATGACATCCTCGCGGTGTGGCGGATGCCGCCGTCGATGCTGGGCCGCGGTGGCGCCCGAACCTTTGAGAACCAGCGTGTGGAGTTGGCGCAGTGGACGCGCGGCTTCCTCCTCCCCCGCCTGGACCTCATCGCCGCGGCGCTCAACAAGGCGGCGCGGCGCGAGGGGTTTGAGGTCGCGTGGGACACCTCGGGCCTCGAGGTGCTCGCCGGCGACTACGACAAAGGCGCGCAGCGCGGCGCGGCTCTGTTCCAGGCGGGTGTCATCACCACCAACGAATTTCGCGCGCTGGCGGGCCTGCCGCCGCTGGCGGGCCCCGAGGGCGACGAACTCCGCGGGGCAGCCGCCGCCGAGCGCCTCGAGCTCGTCGAGGCCGTGCAGAAGGTCTACCTGGGCGTCGGCACAGTCCTGACGGCGGAGGAGGCCCGCGCCATCCTGAACGGCTACGGCGCCGATCTTGCGCCCGGTGTCGTGCCCACACCTGCCACCCCAGCGCCTACGCGGGAGGATGATGCCGCCCCTTTCGACCGGGCGGCGCCTGAGCTCGCCGAGCGGGCCCGCCGCCTCCCGGCGCTGTGGGAGACGGCGTACGAGCGCGCGGTGCGGGACGGCGAGGACCGCCTCGCCGAGTGGTTCCAGGACTACATCAACCGGATTGAGCGCAACGCTCAAGGCGCCCTCCGTCGGCGGCTCGGCCTGGACCGCGCCGAGGGGGACGAGGTTCCAGCCGTCGCCGCGGATGAGCTCCTCGACGTGGGCAAGCGTGACGCCGAGTTGGCCGCGGACCTCCCCGCAGTGCTCGAGGCAGAGGTGGAGCAGGTGCTTGACGCACTTGGTGATGCAGTGCGTCAAGCAGGCGGTGACACCGAGGCCTGGGAGAGCTCGCTGAATGCGGCGCGCCGGCGGCTCACCGCGGCCCTGACCGAACGCGTCGGCACCCTGACGGGGCTCGAGGGCATCAACGCCAACCTGGCCGACGACGTGGGCCGGGCTTTGCGCGCCGGCTACGAGGCTGGCGACGGCGTGCCGCAGCTCGCCGCCCGCGTGCGCGACGCGTTCGCCGCGACCGGCGCCGATGAGCCCCCGGCGTGGCGGGCCCGCACCATCGCCCGCACCGAGGCAAACAGCGTGGCGAACAACAGCGCCTACACGCAGATGGTCGAGAGCGGCGTGGTCCGTCGGGTGAAGTGGTACTCCGTCGCCGATGTCAGGACGCGCGATAGCCACGCCGAGGCGAACGGCGAGGAGCGAGACATTGGCGTCGACTTCAGCATCGGCGGCTACCCCGCGGCCCGCCCGCACGATCCGCGCCTCCCCGCGTCGGAGTGCGTGAACTGCCGCTGCCGCCTCATCCCCATCGTCTGACGCGCCGAGTGCCGTGCCCGCCGCGGCGGGCACGGTCGCCTCGTGCCTATTCCACTCGATGCCTGGTGGCGCCTGCTCACACCGCCGGTGCCACAGCTGATGAGTTGCCGGGAGGTCGAGGGCCTGTGGGAGCTCGTGGCCGACGGCATAACGGTGGGCTACTTCTACACCGAGGCGGCGGCGAGATGGGTGGTGGCCGCCCACGATGCGCTGGCCTTCATCCTCGTAGAGCTCGAGGAGGCGCTCATCGTCCGGGACCTGGCGCTCGGCATCCTGGCGCGGGTGGCCCCGGACGAGGCGCGGCAGGTGTGGGTGACCGAGCAGCCCGAACCGTGGACCAACAGCTTGGGGGACGTGGTCGAGCGTGCGCTCGCCGAGGGCCGCATCGACGACGGGCGCGACGGCGACGCGCCGTTCTGACCTGGCAAGTAGCTGACAGCCAAGTTGCGATCGGTCCCAAGCCGCAGACTGTATGGAACACGACAACCGAGGCGGTGAGCCTCCAGCACTCGGCCCGAACGGGCCCGGCGCGGGGCGCTCACATGGAGCTCCCCCCGGCTGACGCCGGCGTTCAAGGGAGCACAGCAATGAAGGGTCCCGATGGGATGGAGTACGTCACGGCACCGTGGCTCGAGAACCAAGGTCTCAGCTTCGAGGCCACGATCAACCTGTGGGAGCGGGTCGTCTCCCGCTTGGAGCCGCTCCGCGATCTGAGCAAGCGCTACCCCGAGGCGGCGCAGGCCCGGCTGATCCCGGCCATCGAGGATGTCCTGCTGATGATGGGCGCCGCGGGCGTCCGCATCGGATCGGACGATTTCCCCGCCGTGATGAGCACGCTCGCCGGGCTCGCCGGAGCTCGGGCCACGAGCCGGAGGGTGATGTAAGGCACCCGAAACCTGACGCACACCGCCCGCCCCACACCAGGGGCGGGCGGTTCCGTTGCGCCAACGGTGCGCCACATGGAGCCCACCACCGCCGAGCTCATCGAGCGCGCATCCACCATCACCCACCGCACCGACGAAGGGGGCCGGCGCATCTACTGGGCGCTCGCCTACGAGGAGGGTGTGGTCGACAGCTACTCGACGACGCTGGCGCGCGGCGCCTTCGATGGGGTCACGACCGCGGACTTCCGGATTCTCGTCGCCCACCAGCGCGACACCGACCCCGTCGGCAAGCCGGTGGAGCTGACCTACACCGACCGCGGCTTGGAGGTTGGGTTCGTGTTCGCCGATACCGACCGCGCCCGCGAGGTCGAGGCGCTGGTGGCCGGCGGCTTCTACCGCGCCGTGTCCGTCGGGTTCGTCCCCGTCGAGGGCGCGATCAGCACACGGGACGACGGCGTGGTCGTCTACGAGCGCGCCGAGCTCAAGGAGCTTTCGCTCGTCAACGTCCCGGCCAGCGCTGGCGCGACCATCGACCTCACCCGCGCGCTGGAGTGGCGGACCACCGACCCGTACGAGGAAGCCGCAGCCGAGGCGGCGGTCGACGCTGGCGAGCCTGCAGAGGTGGTCGAGCGCGCGTGTGACGCGTGCGAGTGCGGAGACGACACCGACGACGAGGACGCGCCCGCGGAGCCCGCGGAAGTCGCGCCAACGGTGGACGACGCAGCCCGGACCGCCCGGGCGGCACGCCTGACGCGGCGACGCTGACGGCACGCTCGTCCGGGAGCCCTTGTGAGGGGGACCGGGGGGTTGTGACCCACTGAGCATCCGACCCTTCCGTACCTACCCAGGAGCATTCCAGTGAACCGTGACGCCATCCTCGCAGCCATCAACGTGGCCACCGAGCGCCTCGCCGACCTCTCCTCCGCCGAGGAGCGCGACGCCGACGCCGTGCAGGCCGCAACCATCGACCTCGCCGCCGCCCGTGAGCGCCTCGCCGCGCACGACGCGACCGTCGAGCGCCCGGCACCGCACGCCGAGATCGTGGACGAGGCCCCGGCCTCCTTCGGTCGGGCCGCCGCCGACGCGCTCGCCGGCAAGCCGCGCGGGACCGAGACCGTCATCGAGCGGACCCTCATCGCCGACCCGTTCGGTTCGGTCGTGAGCGCCCAGGACGCCACCCTGCCGCAGCACGTCAGCCTCGTGCCCGCGGTGGA